CGTGGCCCGCGCCTGTGATCAAAGAGACGACCAAACGCTCTTTAAAACTGATGATCCGAGACGAAATTTTTGGGTAGCCCCTGGCCGCATACCTACTCGTCGCATCATCATTGCAGCAGCAATCATATCACCCGTAGCTGTTGCAGGTCTGGTTTCTGTGTCGCTGAGAATGAAGATTTTCGTGTTCAGTCGACTAGTACAGGCAAACGCGGAGATTTTGGCCCGTGGAAGTGTGCTCGTATTCTGGTCCACCCTAGAAACGGCAAAGATCGTGATGACTGCTCTCGCACAAAATATTTGGAGTGGGATTGCAATGCCTTGCTTGACAAAGATCCAACAATTGTCATGCAAGGGTGTTGCCACAACGTCTACGATTCTCTCCACAAGCGCTATCTTAAGCAAACCCCAGACCCTCAGCCTAGCAAACTCAACATGCAACTTGTTAGGCGAATCACTAACAACCTCGCAAAACGAATACGTGAGCAGATTGATCTCAACAACATCGAGTTCGATCCGAAATGTTTTCTCTCGGCTAAGTGTGGTCGATTGCGGAACAGGTATGTTCGCGCTTACAAGGAGTTGTTACGTGATGGTGTCGAACTTTCCAGCGACAGTTCGATATCTGCCTTCGTCAAATTAGAACGTTATTTCGAAGAAGGCAAGGCCCCCCGTATGATAATGGGCCGAAATCCAAAGTTCAATATTTTATATGCACAAATTGTAGAGCCAATTGAAAAAGGATTCTTTCTACTTGATCAAGTTGCAAATGCTTGTGACTATAGGTCTTGTGGGGAGAAATTCGAGAATCTTTTGGGTCAATGGTTTATGGAGAACGACATGTCAAAGTTTGAGGGGTCCCAACGACTCTTCACTCTCAGATTGGAATACATGGTATATTGTTTAGTGTTTCCAAATCTTGTAAATATTATTGATGTGTTGTTTGCGTATAAAATAAGGAAGAAAGGGAGTACTACCACTGGGGTGGACTTCGATTTTTATGAGTGTCGAGGGTCCGGTGATATGGATACATCACTAGGTAATGGAATTTTAAATTACATTGCCACTCAGTATTTCCTAATTTCTAATTACTGCCCAACATGTAATTTTGAACTATGCAAAAACCCACAGTGTAAGACCTATAAATTTGTTGTGAAAGGGGATGATTCTTATGCTAGTATTCCGCGTACTTGTAAATATGTAAATACTTACTCTTATTTTGGTTTTGACGCAAAGATATTAATACGACAACATCCTGAGGATGTTGAGTTCTGTTCAGGAAATTTCTTAGAATACAGACCTGGTAAATATGTCTATGTGCAAAAGTTAAAGAAACTGTTGACCAGTTTACAGACTTGCC